ACAAGTGGAACATTTTTATGATGTGACCTAAATATAACAATACAATCGGTCATGTGCAACTATTAATTAAAGAATTTCACGAATGAATCATTCCCATAACTACCTTTAGTTAATTCAATGATTTCACGGATAGTTCTATCCTTTTCAACAAATCCATTAGATTTCACGAAGTCTCTAGTGCCAAAAGAACACGCACTTGTTATAGTTCTATAACAAGCAACAGAATCTTCGAAAGTCAATACTGAATCTAATGTTAGGTGTTCAAAGTCTTCTTTGTTTCGATTAGTTACTTTGTGAACCAAATCTTGGCATGCTTCCTTTAATGTGTCACCATGTGCCCATCTAGTTCCATCGGTTACAAGGTAAAATTCTTTTGGGTTTCCTATTTTTTTGACTTGGTATACATTACCTCTTTTGTAAACAACTTCGGTAAAAATGTCGTCAACTTTGATATACTTACCATCTTCCCAAATAATAGGATCGTTTCCTAATTCAGTATAAGGTATGGTTAACTTTGAGTATAAATTACCACCAACCGTAGGATTGAATCCCTTTGGTATTTCGATTACATTACTTAAGTATAAATTACCACCAACCGTAGGATTGAATCCCTTTGGTATTTTGGTCACAGTATGTAAGTTTAAATAACCACCGACCGTTGGATTAAATCCTTTTGGTATTTCAGTTACACTACGTAAGTCTAAACCACCACCAACCGTAGGATTGAATCCTTCTGGTATTTTGGTTACAGTATCTAAGTTTAAATAACCACCAACCGCAGGATTGAATCCCTTTGGTATTTCGGTTACACTACGTAAATCTAAATTACCACCAACCGTAGGATTGAATCCCTTTGGGATTTTGGTTACATTGTGTAGGTAAACATTACTATCAATAACATCAATTCCAAGGTATTGATTTTCTGTAATTTGTAGGAGAGTTTTTAATTGTTCTTTATCGATCATGGGTATTTAACTAATAGTTGAAAATTCTAATATCAATCCAATATAGCAAAATGAACTATTAATGTCAAGTGTTTTTTACAGACCAATTTAACCTAAGTCTAAAACCCACCAAGTCTTTCGATTTCGTTCTTTATTTCAATCGTCCATGGATTCCAATTGAAATTTGCATGCATCCATTTTCTATATGATATGGGAGTTTGATGTACTTGCATACCCTCATATTTACCAAATGTTATATACACAGGTGTTCTAACAGCACCACTCTCGTCCATGGTCTTTAGATTTATTCCATTTTCAAAGTGAAGGCCTATCTCATGCATTGGAACTCCTGTGAGTTGCCTCCCGCCCTCACCATATAATTCCCAATTGTCGTTTATCTCCTTGAAATATAGTTTTTCAACTACTCCAAATTTCTTGACAGAATTGACAAAGTCTATAATTAACCCATTTTTTTTAAGTGGATGTATTCGAGTGACTCTCCCGACAAACTGATACCACCAACTCAATGAGTTAGTCGGACGTGCCGTTATTAAGCAGTCTAATTCAGGATAATCGAATCCTATGGTCAATACGTTAACCTGGCACACCACTTTCAACTCACCACTCTTAAACCTACTTACAATGTCTTTGCGCTCTTTCTTAGGCGTAGCACCACATAACATCACAGCATTTGGTAATCTACTGGCAAGTGATTCTGCCTGGGCAACGGTTGGTAGTGCAACTAATATCGATTTCCTATCTGTCATGTGGGTAATTTTATCAACGATCTTATCTTCGAGATTACCTGTCTGGTAAGCTTTATTCATACTCTCCTCTGTGTAATCACCCTTAGTGGAGTTTAAGACTAGCTGATGTTCATCAAAGTCGTATGATTCGTACTTAAGAGGTGACCAAAATTTTAACTTAACCATCTCGTCTATTTGTGCACAGTGAATGATGTGTTTAAAAAATAGACCATGCTTGGTGCGAGTAGTTAGCATTGTTAACTTAGAATAGCTATCCCACCCACCATCGATAGAAAGTGTTTGCAACTTCAGTGGAGTTGCAGTTAGCCCTAGTACATGAGTCGCTTTTATCTTATCTAAAAATTTTCTAAGTTGTCCACTCTTTGCTCGTGGGTATCTATCACACTCATCAATTATAATTTTCTTAAAACCAAATTTCTTAAAATCATGTACTCGATTTACTATAGACCCGATTGTAGCGTATGTGATTCTACCAATTTCTTTCTCACCGAGTGACGCACTGAATATAGATGCGGTACCTCCATACATGCCAGTGAACTTTTCATAGTTCTGCTCCAACAGTTCGATTGATGGTTGTATTATAAGCACTTTATCATATTTCATAGTGCTACTTATATGTGCAATTAAGACAGACTTACCAAACGCAGTGGGTGCTACTATAATGCTTGGATCTATTTTTTTTGTTTTGAAGAACTCTTCTCCGATTAGAGCAGGCTCTTTTTGATTATTTCTTAATTTCATAATGTTTGTTGTCTGCGGAAACCCAATCATCACCTTAGAGTGTATGGGTCATTGACATAGATGTTTTGATAGTTACATTGAACGTCCAATTAATTGAGGTAGTTCAAGTGATATTAGTTATAGGACATGACCCCCATTGCTCACCTAGTGTATCAGTGCCTCTGGCAGTTCCGCCAACTACCTCTAAGGGAGGTGTATTGCGTAATTCACATAATACCTTGAGTTTATCGAGTTCGTCTGTTAAAAGAGGAATTTGATCAAAGGTACGTGACCCGGTATGATGACTCGCATCTCAATTCAAGATGTACGAGCAAACCTTCATATACCGTGAGTGTGCAACCTACAAATGGAGAAGTCTATAGTCATTCGTTTGTAGGTAAATATCCGTGTACTCGGACGATGAGTTTTTGTATTTATTATTCATTTGGTGTGTCGTTTTTTATACTCTGATAGTAGTACGTTAAGGATATCTACGTCCTTTTCCAAATAATACCCATTGTTTAATATTTTACGAACAGCAATCTTCAACACGAGTGAGTCACCCATTGATACTTTGTTTACAATATTGTCGTGCAGTGCATCGACGATTTTACTTAAGACTTTTATTTGCTGACTTGATAAAGGATAGGTATGCATTAATTGTTCAATTTATTGAATAAATCATCGACATCTCGGTCGTCGGGAGTTTGTAGGTTATCTTCTGGTACACTTTCCATGTCTATGTCACTCCATTTCATACTTTCATCATCGTACTTAGAGATATTAACATTCGATGCTGTATTGAAGTAACTTGGAGTCCAGTACTTACGTCGGCGATTCGCAATGAGTTCACCTCCAACATTTATGTAATAGCAGTTGTAGCACAGAATTTCTATATTTTCAAGACGCGTGTTCTTTTTAACACCATCTATAAAATTAATTAAGAATGGCTTCTTGCCATCATCTCGGCTGTTATCAAACCCACACGATTCACATCGATCATCTTTGTAATGATGCTTTATTAGCTGATTCATATACGTCCGAGGAACCGTGTGAATCTTCTCACCACTTATATATGCAAGTAGGTTCTTCGCAACTTGCTTCGTCTTCGGTCGTCGGACACCAAATCCATTCGGATTGATTAAGTTTTCGAACACTTCGTGATACTTCGCCCACTTCTTATATGTTGGGTAAGATACTTTTAAATATCTTGCACACGCAAATGCAGATTTTGATTTAGATTGTGCATCTAAAATCTGAGATTTAAGTAACATTTATTTCTTAATTAAATTGTATCTACTATGGTAGATGGCAGAAAGTTGTGATGTAGTGTGAATTTCTTTAAATCATATCGCATAACCTCATCACCGTTCAGAGTAAATGTAATAGTATTACCTGATTTTACCTGTTGCATGTCGGTATATTTACTTCTCTTCTTTATTGCATCGACTACTGATGTAAGTTCGTCAGGCATAATCGTCGTGGTTTGCTTTAATTCTATCTCATTTAGGGCAAACCATTCCATGAACCTTTTGATTTCTTCACTAACTAGTAATTTTAACTGAAAATTTTTCATATTATTTGTAATTTGTTGAGTCTTATGTGATATTATTAACTATCACGTCATATGTTTTTAACGATATAGTCTAATGTTGGATCGAGACCTTTTCAAGATAACAACTCATACAGCATATCAAACTTTTTCTGTCTGTCTGCTAGTCCATTAAACCCACCGTTAACCCGTCTAGTTATCTGTTTTACTACATCCTCGGTCGACCCTTGATCTGCAATGCTATTCAATCGATTGGATGACCAGAACCACGATGCTGACAATAATGGATATCTCTCCGCAACGAGGTCTGGATTATTTAGTACATCTACATCAACATGGTCATTAAACCTAGTGTAATTGTCTTTACCTGTCAGTTGAATGTACCCACGTCCTCGATATTTCCAACCATCACCACTTGCTTCGTCACCATTATTCATACGATTTGCGTATGCTCGGTTTGCAATCATCTCAGGATTTCTGGCATACTTAGATGCCACTTCCACAGTTGGGAAGTACTTGCGAAATGTAATCATTAATGCTTCTTTAGAATAATTCAAATTTTCAACCTTCCACCTAAATACACCACTCTCATGCGCACATTGCGCTAGGAAGTGTGACATTCTGAGTGGGGTGTTTATGTTAAAGTTTTTAATAACTTCATCAATCTCAGAAAACGGTTCGTCTGGAATTATACCTCGGAGCACATTAATATTCATATCATTATTTTTTTTGTTTTATTTTCTTAGCAGACTTTATCATAATTCTTAATTCTTTATATAATAATTGCTTATCATCATTTGTTTTGAAGTCATCTTCACTACTTAACTCAGACATCTTTCTACCGATAATGGTAATATTGTCGGATAAAAATCTGCGTATCGTGGTATAGAATCTATTCTTTTTCTTGACTTGTAAGTCGTACTTATCACCGACTCTATAAAATTGTTTCTTCTTAAAGGATGATGTATCTGAGACAGAACCTCGTGTTAGTAATGTCAACGAAAGAATGCCGTCTAATTTATTAAATTCTATAGTTACAGCATCTTCTGTGGGTACAATAGAAATTAAGATTGTATTAGTAGTCTTATCAAATCGAAAAAATAACTTACTCGTATCTAATAAGGTATTAACTTTAGTTTCCGAATTAGCTGACTTGGATCGAGTAGGTGCTGACTCGGTGTCATCTACCGTATCTTTATTCGTATAATCAATTCCATATAATTTGAGATACTCGATTGCCATCTTATATGGCTGAGTATCGTGGTCATATGTAAGTGCAGATGCTACTTTTATAAGTTTACCTGTCAATGGATTTTTGAATCTCTTATCTTTAAGCTCATCAAATTTCAACCCACCTGATTCGGTAATGTATGCGAAGAAATCTTTATAAATCATTGCATTTAATTAATTACTTACTAATTTTTTTTATTACGATATCTAACGTTTTATTGTGTTGCGTCCATGAAGTAAATGATGCTTTGAGTTTGTTAAATATACTTCCAAAAAATCTTTTAATGTCACTCATATTCATTTCTGTAAGTGAGTTTGACTTGAACGTAGCAGCAATTTTAGTTGTAGTAACACTTAATTTAAGTATGTTTTCAAGAACTTTACGAGTTGCTGGATTAACCTTCGATAATGCTGTAACAAATGCTTCCTTGTACGATGGATTCATTCTAGAGTATCCTGCTTTTTTTAACTCGAGTATACTCTTAGCAGTTACGACGGAGGATTCAACCTTTTCAGCAAGTAATCGCAATGTGGGTTCTAATTCTATAGCAGCATCTCCAATTTCTTTCTTAGTTTTAGCAAGTTGATTAGTCTCTGCAACCATTTTCTTAGTCAGTGCTACATACTCATCTATTTTAGTTGCAATAGATTCATCAGTAATAGTGACTTCATTAATATAATTTTTAAGTTTTTTCATTTTGATATTATTTGTTGTTTACTAAATGTCGTACCAGGTGCCATCGTCTAACTTGAATCGGAAGTAAACACCACGGTCATCATCATAGTTACCGATGATTTTCGTAACCTTCTGTTCAGACCCATCACTCATCAGTAGCATCTTATTTAGCTTAGATTTCTTTAAGTCACTTAGCATATATTGCATGCCATTTATCATAATCTCTTCTACATCACTATCTTCAATAGTGTTGGAGTTGGATGACTTTTCATTTAACCGAGACTCTGATACACGAGATACTACATGACGTGTGGTTTTCATCTCCATATAATGTCTGACACCTGTAGTGTAATCTGCAATTTTAGTTAGCTTTTCTTGAATCCATGCAGGCAATTCTGACGTATTATCAATCATTGCCATTATCTCGGCTGCCGCTTGCATCGTCTTTACCATTTGCATACGAGCAACTTCCCCCTCATTATCAGTCTCCTTCGTCTCAAATTTATCAACAGTGTGAGGTTTCATCGTAGTATTCTCTTCGTCGGACTTCATCCAGTCATTGCCTGCCAATGATTCTATTAGTTTTTTTAGTTTCATATTAGTTAGGTTATACTTTAATGGTTGGTTCTTTGTGAGTGATGTCAAATCGGTCGACTGCATAATCATCTGTCTTAGTTACCACAATTACATTACCGAACTTATCAAACCCTTCTACGATAGCATCTACTGTGCTCTTTGATAGTGGGTTATACTTAGTTGCATTCGTTAATACTACAGTATCACCCTTAGAGAATTGACCATTTAGTCTCTCTGTGATTACTTTAATTAAGTAATTAATCTTTCGAACGGCAGTAGTTGCAGACTTAACCGTAACTTCAGTTAGTGTTGGCATGTCATTTAACTTATAACTAGTACTAAATTGCTGCAAACGACCACTCTCGGTGATGGAGAACATCATATACCGTGACGTTATAAATGAATTTGATTTAATAGGGTCTAACGATACCTTAGCAACGATACCATTTTTTGTTTCATCTACAGATACAAATGCTGCAGTTATTCCTTCACGCAATGTGTTAACTATACTGTTACGACTAACGGACTCGTTAGTGGTTTTTTGCGTAGTGTTGTAGGTATTGTCTTGTATATGCTTTGACTTGCCATCCTTCAACCACTTGAGCATGTCGGTAAAATATGGAGTATGACTTAACTGTCGGACGTGCCATGCAGACCCTTTGCTGTCATTATAGTTTTCTTCTGAATTGAATGTACGGACATGTGTACTATCTATTTTTGTTACATAAATAGCATCCCCATCTAGCATAAGACTTACCGTGCTACCATCTAACTCAGTGGATGTGGTATTGGTTTCGTCACCATCACTCACTTCCTCACTCTCTTTCATAAAGTTTTTAATGTTAGACAACTTTGCCATATCACCTACGTTACATGCGATTGAATAATTATTACCATTCACCCACTTAAATGGGATGTTAACTTCACTTAGTTGCTTTCTAATAGTACTTGCTGCGAAAGGCGGTGCAGTTACGTTTAGTTTCATGTTACTACGGGAGTCTGCAGTGCCTTCGACTACGACCGTTTTCGTAAACGACTCGACCCATCTCTTGGCACAGTCTACTGTTATTACGTCACCACGCAACTTACTCATGGTAGGTTTTTTGGTGTCTTCACTTAAAAAATCTGATAATTTCATATTACTCTCTTTATATATAAATATATTACTGTTTAATTAATTTCTAAATTCTGAACCAACTTTATGAAATTGGTAATTTGATGAGTGATTTTGATTATGGATTCTCTATTGTAGATTTACCACATGATTTGCATAACGCATCATCTTCAACATCTGCTCGTTTTACCATGTCTCGATCACGTTCCAATGAATTAAACCAATAATCAATTACTTTATTATACGATCCTAGAAAGGCACCAAGTATTAATAGAAGAATTTCTTTCCATTCATGGGTCACGGACGCACTTGCCCATATACCATATCCAATACCAGACACTATAACAAAAAATGTTGTTAGTGTTGTAATTGTTATAATAAATCGAGACCTGTAGGTATGTTTTACTAAATTTTGCACAAAGAATGCTTTATTACTTGGTTCCTTTAATTTCATAGTCACATCTTTTTATATAACTATTAATTAAATTGCTTATTATCTGAGCATTTCTCTATTAATTTCATCTTTGGTAGATTCAACCTCGTCGGTAACTTTGTTTATTTTAACCACGGTATTTGACATCTTATCTATCTCAGACTCAAAATCGGCAAATACCAAAGACATAGATCCTATCTGATTCCGTAATGCTGTTAATTCTGTTTTTAATTGTTCCATATTGCTTGTTTTATATAAGTATCAAATTGAATTAAATTTTTACTAATTTAGAGTTAGTAGTTGGATTGTGACTTGGTATGACACCCCACTTGTATTTAAAATATGCAAGGCAGCGTACCTCGACCTCAGACTTAGCATCAGACACTATATCTGATTCAATCCCATCGGTGATAGACACGAAGTGATAAAAATGTACATTATACGTTCGAGTCATTCTCAAACCTGCCATTTCCAACTTCATAAAGAATTCCCAATCAACGAACTGCATCCCTGGATAGGACACGTCCCACCCACCTACCCTTAAGTAATCATATTTTTGCATAAACACAGGCAATGTACTACCTGTGGTTTCAACGAGGTTTTTGGATATGTGAGTCTCGTAATTCCAAAATTTTTCTATTGAAAAGTCTTTGTCAGATCGACCAAGATTATGTATATTAAACTGTTTAAACATTGATAGTGTTGGTTCTATTTGATTCGGAGATAGTACATCACCCACTACGTAATCATTGATCAATCGAGTATCCCAATTTTCTGGAAATACATTATCATCATTTACAATCAATATCATTTCATGTGACGCATTATAAACACCTAAGTTTGTCGCCATACTCAGTCCGACATTCTTACCTATGTTTAATATATTAATGTGATCCTTCCATTTATACAAAACTTCTTTGTTTAAATCATAAAATCCATCAACCACCACAATAATTTCATTTATATTGCGTTGTCCACGAATGCAACTCATTAGACATATGTCTAAAATAGCAGGTGCTTTGTGCGTTGGAATAATAACCGATATCATACAGTGCTCCAATATTCAATTGCATTCATTCCCACGGGACTAGGTGCTAACCATGCAGTTTCCCCATGTGTTGAATATCCTGGAATAGGAGTTAGTAATGACTCTCCAATGTCTCGTAGTTCTAAAAACATACTAAAATCGTTGGGGTGGTCTCCACTAGTCCACTTGCGCATTACAGACTCAGTTTTTCGCAATGTCGCAACACGTGATGCGAATGTCATTGATGTTGAGTTGGTTAGTTTCCACCAGCAATTGTCAGACCTAAGCACCCTAGTTACCTCACCACCATCCACGACGTATGGATTCCCACCGACAGATCCGTTCATATATTTATCAGGATGGTCATATAACGACACGAAACTAGAACCTAATCCAATACCCTCTGCAAGGATTGTGGGAGACTCTACCCTATGTAGATAGTCATTCTCGACGAAATATACAACTTCATCCTCATGGTATGTGAGTGCAATATCCAATGCTATATTAAACGTACCTGCCCCATGTCCGATAGACACGTGTATAATAGAACTACTGTCAACGTACCTCTGTATCATGGCATTGGTTTCTCTAGAAATATTATCTGCTATAATAGTTATATCACATGCATCAAATACATTGGTGAAGTTTTTTAAGCAACTTTCATTATTGACATATGCAGGTTTTACTTTACTATATCCAGCATCGGATATTCTATATAATATTTTCATAATGTTTGTTGTCCGTGGAACCCCAATCATCACCGTATGTGTGGATGGGTAATTAATTTTCTAAATCTTTTAAGTGAGTTAATCGTTATTTCCAAAAGTCATAGATTCCTTGTTCAATTTCATAACTACTCCATACGAATCTATCTCGCATTGGAGCACTCTTTGCCCATTCCCACATAGAAGTTAATCCATCTCGAAGTGTCGTAGCATCATTATAATGTAATATGTCAATTGATTTCTGATGCGTTGTGTATGCATATTTAACTTCATGCCGTTTCTGCAAGTGTACCGAACTACCAGACCCCATAACGTCAATTAGAGTTTTATTTGCTTGGTTTATAGAATATGTAAGAGTCCCACCCAAGTTTATAATTTCATTAGATGCCGCTGGCAGAGTTGCCGAATTCCATAGTGGACGCAGACAATCATCAATGTAACTAAACGCACGGTGTTGCTCACCATCTCCGAATATAGTCATGGGTTGGTCATTCAAATGTTGATACATCCAGATGCCTAGCACATTTCTATACTTGTCCCATATATTTTGGTTAATGCCATATACATTATGAGGTCGAATAATACACCAATCTAAACCAAATTGAGTGCCTGCTTGCTGTATGTCCAACTCACATGCCATCTTGGCTATTCCATATGGATCGATTGGATTGTAGGGTGCATCTTCTGCAAATGGTGGAGTTCCACTACCATATACCGCCATAGATGACGTGAACACTAGTCGTGTTACTTTGTGATTCACGCAACAGTTTACAATATTTGATGTTGCCACTAAATTGTTATTATAGTTAAACGTTCGAATAAACGGGCTAAGTCCCTCTGCTGCATATGCGGACATATGAAATACATACGCAAAGTCATTGTATGTAAATAATAAATCAAGTCTATCAAATTCCGATACTAAATCAAACTTATGAAATTCAACCGACTCTGGAACTATGTCTAAGAATCCACCACTCAAGTCATCAACTCCGACTACATGATAGTCGGTATGCTGATGAATCCAATGTGCAAGTCTACTACCTAGTAGTCCTGCAACCCCGGTGATTAATACCTTACCACTAACCATTTACTAGTTCAGTGTATAACTTGTTCTGACGTTCTTGCTTGCTTATGTGCTTTTGATGGTAGAACGAAAGTTCTTCATATGCAGGAATTCTTGCGAATGTTTTGAATCCAATCGGAACTTCATGTATTTGATTTTCCCATTTGATATGAGGATATGTGTTTTTAATTACTCTACACTGATAATCAGGGAAGTTAATCCATCCATTCTTATTGACATGCCAACCCCATTCCGAGACGTGCGATTCTGTTATACCCTCGACCGTATTAACTCGTGGAACATACATAACATCGACCGAACTATCGGCTATCATTTGATGAATATTTTCGAGAAATAATACATTTGGATACTCATCTGCATCAATATTAACTACATAGTCTTTGTTACACATTGACATCAATTCATTCTTCCATTTGGCGAAGTGTCCTTGGAATGAAGACTCACGTAACACTATATTGCCCTGCGATTTCTCGTGGTGTAAAAACTTCGTGAATTCGTTGTTTGCCTTTGGTGAATCTAGCAGAACGCATATTTCATCATCACTTCTTTTATGTTTAGTTAATATAGATAATAAATTTTTAAACTCTTCATATTCATCACACACTGTGATAGCATAACTAATACGTATCTCTTTCATAATGTTAATCAATTTTTGTTAATGTTGGTAAGTTGGTAAGTGACAATGGCACTTCTTTTGGAAATTCTGGAACACAATCGTCTATAATTTTTTTAAATTGAGATGTCATCTCTGTTAAAGAAAACTTTTTAGTGTTTTTTGTTCCAAGGGGTCTGCTTCTCTCGTGGTATTTGTTATAATGCTTGAAGATGTCCTTCAGCATCTTGGATGCTTTGACAGTGTCTACATAGAACCAACCACTTTCTTCAATTAATACATCTTTCCATGCAACTGATTTATGAATTTTCTGTATTGATCCTGATAATAGCACTGCTTTGTCTGCATCGAGGAAGTCTAGATGACCACTGAAGTTGGATGCTATCACAGGTTTGCCTGTGATGCTGAATTCTAACAGTGGTCTACCAAAGCCCTCACCTTTAGTGAATGAAACCATTGCCTTTATCTTCTTATGTCGATACAATGCATTCATCTCTCGGTCGGTCAACTCACCATGTATTAAATAAATAGGTGGTGTATTACCACCAAACTTACTTTTTATTGCATTTATGCGTGATACCATATCACGTTTATCCATCACCGATGGAGTTGCATTTGATGTTTTAAGAATCAATGCAGGTGGTGATGTCGTATGTTTAAATGTAGATATGAAAGTATCTATGAGAGTTCCCACATCTTTTCTATCATGTCCATGAGTGCCTTGTAACCAATGCCCTACGAATAGATATGCAAATGGTTGAGTTACAACTGATAGTGCATTATTGATGGAGGTCGTTGCATCTTCATCGAGTGCCTTGGTAAAAATGTGCTCATTGAATCCTTCGAATAGTACTTCGATCGGTTTAGTGACCCTAACTACACCAATATCACGTCCGTCTTGTTGTGCATTATATGAAGTATTGGTAAAGGAAAGTTTAGAATGTTCGGATGGAACTATATTAATATCCATTCGATTCATACCATCAATCCACGGTTTGGATACCACGGTCGATTCTATGCCAGCTGTGATTCCAATGTTGTATTTGCCTACTGCTTGAAATTCATTTGGTACTGTTACTTGAACCCATACGTCAGGCCTCTCCGTTAATTGTGCAGTCACTATATTAGACTTAATCCAGTCATGAAACTCATTACCTGCTTGGAGCGCTGTCATAGGTGTACTACCCCATAGTTGTGATATTATTTTAATATCAAACATGTCCATATTGCGAAGTGACATTACCAAGTCTCGTGCATGGTCTCCATATCCACTCCGAGTTTTTATAGGACAACTTATAACTAATCGTGGTTTACTCATAGTGATATGACCTCAAATGCATCTCTAACTTTAAATCGATTAATATCATCTGTTATGTTATGTTTAAATAAATCTGTCATTAATTTTATATTTAGTTTACCATCACCCATCAACCAAGTTCTACCTAACTTACCTATTTCACTGCGTATTTCTGCGGGAGTTAAGTATACCTCTCGGATGGCGTCGATGACATCATAATTACTAGCACGATCGTCTGTTATATATGGTGTGGGGGGAGAACCAACTACACTCACAGACGCAGGCCATATAGGAAATGCCCACGCACCCCACGACACTGCAGACTTCCACTTACGAATGTCATGAAGTGATCCAAGTTCAATATAGTCTGATTCGGTTAGATATGATTCACTCCCCTTGAAGGAGAATCCGCATTGATCTTGTAGACCACCTGTAACATTAACTATGATAGGAGTTCCTGCAGAAAGGGACTCTGCTGTAGATAGTCCAAACCCTTCATTAGATGCAATTCCTATAGTGGCATCTGCAATGTTATACAACAAATTCATATCAACGTCAGATAACTTCGCATCACTGAAAATAAATTGTGAGTGATATTGTGGATCTACTAGTTTCTCAATGACTGCATTCAAATCAGTTCCGTTTACATCGACTCGTGTAGTGTGCATGAGCAAGTGTACATTATATCGATCCTCCACAGGCAATGCCATCAAGAATTCGTTGAATGAGTATATTACATCAGGTACCATTTTCCTTCTGATATTTCTACTATTATAGAATAACGTAAAATTGGAAGTTTTATCTGCAAATAACTTTTGACGCATGCTTATCAGTGATGGATCGGTGTCGTCTATTGGTTTAAATACATCAGTAGATATGCCATGTGGTATGTACGCAACTTTAATTTTACGTTTTTGTGTATCAGATGGTTGTATGTGTACAGGTGTGTGTGCATCATTAACACCCCACATGTTTTCAGAAATATCTACATCGGATATATCAATAGTGTCTCCATTGGTATCAATTAACTCAACCTCGTCGTTGTACATCCGTGTCAACGTACGTACGTTTATGCCGTAGGTTTGCTTGCTTATTGCATACAGTGAGTCACATGACGCATACGCATCAGCATTGAAGTCTGGATCGTTGCCAGAGTCCCAGATATTATAATATAATATGGGTATTTTATAATGATTACGAATTTCTCGTTCTATTTGGTATAACCATGTCCAAAATCTTGGGTCTGTGAAGTGTAGTATAGCATCTATGTTTTCACGTTCTATTATCTCTCGCAGAACCGTTGCATCACCATAACCGCCCCATGGATATAGTTTAACTGAGGCATCTGCTACTCCGGATTTTGCAATGGCATCTGCAGACAAGTCTATTATCTGACCCTGGTCTGGGTGATTTATGGCAGCACCTAATTGAACCCAATCAAATGTGTCAACTGTTCCAAGTACTATATCTTTCGAAACACCACCAACACCGGACGGTAGTCGTAGGTCGTCGGATAGTAGTAGTATTTTTTTTCTTTTATTCATTTAATAAATGTAATTTTATAAATTTTTATGTATAGACTTTAAGTCAGTATACTGTTCGAGTGATTTTTGAAATTCTATATCATTAATATACAAATACATTGCTCGATTTACCAATTTTTGTAAATTGAAGTTATTATCAATAGAAGTTTGTTTGAATTTTGCGTGAAGTTCTGAAAGAACCTTAACTGAAGTTAATTTTAGTTCATTTTGCATATATAGTGTTATTACTTTATTTATATATATAAATATATATAACAACTAGTTTTACCAAGAAAGAAAAAAAAACTCTCATGTTATGTCTGAGTAGTTTATGATGTAAAGAAGTTTTTGGTGCAAATATTCCTATTATAAAACTCACAATAAGTACAATTAAATTTACTAGGGTTAGGCAGAAACTTATCAGTCTTATCGACATGGACACTGTCAACGAATTGCATGAAATCATCTATTGCATTATTAACACTTCCCTTACCACTAGGTGGCACAAATCGCTGCAGACGTTTTTTCATATTAGCATATTGGGCATCGTTATCTATTTTTCGTTTTAAAATTAAGAACTCAACCGAAATCATATCCTCCGAGACACCTAGTAATTCACTAAAAAATCTTTTATATAATAAGTTTTGATTAGTCTTTGTTTTATCATTTTTATGATAACTACTCCACCCTGACTTGGATGTCTTTAAATCTATTATTACATAGCAACCACTTGCGTCCTTGAATACCAAGTCGATATACCCAATGAATTGAATGCCTGGTCGTATTTCTTTTTCTAACTTATATTCAATTGATTCTAGTTTCATGCCTGTAAGCTTAAACCAGTCACTTCGTTTGTCTTCTATGTACTTCAAGATTTCCAGACCATCCTGATAATGCTCTATTAATTCTTCCTTGGTTATCCACGTATCACGGTGTGCTGGGTCTACTTCGGATACTTCGAAGTATAATCTATCCTTGAGTAACTTCTCAGTATCAAGTCGTTGAAATTTAGTACCAACATTTCGCATGTACGGAAATAGGTTGATATCATTTACAATCGTATCTTCGTCGATTGTCTTTTTATTATATATAGTGTATAGGTATGATTGAACCGTGTCGTGCATGGCCGTACCGAATAATAGTGCTATGCCTGTTTCATTGATAGAAAGTTTATCTATGTATTTGTACTTGTATGCGAGTCCGCATTTTTTATACAGTCCGTACTGAGAATAACTAACTCTTTTTACTTTTGCTGGTTGAACTGTTGTATCGTTCTCCATATAAATTCTTTATATTTTCTATTAATAATTGTTGTTCATCGGGTGTGAGTAAGTTTAGGTTAAACTTAATATCACGTGTTCCTAACTCATAGTGGTCAGATAAAATATATTCAGACGCAGTGTCGATGGGTGACCCCTTTAGGTACTTACTCCATACCTTTTTCTTAGGTAGGATATCCATCAATACATCATATACCTGCTTTGGTTGCAGGTTATAAAATTGTAGTTGATTAATTAAATCTACATATTCCATATTCATTGATAAAAATCTATAAACCATGTATGGTGAGAACGATTTTCGTTCAGACTCTGACATAGAATTCCAGTAGTTATCTTTCTTCGCAGATGTAACTTGCGTTATATGATCGAATAATCCTTTGACTTTAATCTTAGAAGATTTTTCTTTTTTAATGCGTGGCATTTAAGTGGGTGGGTTCGTAATTTTATTATATATCATCGTAACTTTGTGTTGCAAGTCGGTGAGTGATCCATTATTGTCAATCACATAATCCCAATCAGTAAATTCATCAAGTGCACATTCGGATGAATGATATGAGGTGCATGTGGTTGTCCTGATTATTTTAATCAAAATGCCTCCCATATACCTTATATGCTGAGCTTCGTTCGGAAATCTAACGTCTGATATAATCCAGTTATCTACTAGTAAATTATAACTACTAAACATAGAATTAACCCATATATCTGGATGAACCATATCACGGCATGCATCCGTGCCAATGCGTTGTAATAAGTCACGCACGGTCATTTGATGCGTACTCACATATTCACCTCGTTTAATTGCACATGCAACTTCAGTTGAGTGATATGAGTACTTCACATTGTCGGAGAGGGTGCAATAATCCCATACCTTGGATAGTGTAGTATTTTTAAAGTCCTGGCACTCGAGGTCTTTAATACTGCACCCAATTAACTGCGCACATAGTTTTTTTATGGGATGTGCAAACTTCCGTATCTTAAGTTGACTATCCAACTTCACTAGCATGGATGCTAGTGCATCCTTACCGTGACCAATTTTACCGTTTATACCAATTATCATAATGTTTTTTTGTTAGTGATCCTATGGTTAATGTAGCAATCACCCAAGTGAGTCCAACTGGGTGAATTAAAATTAACATGCATGCAAGCATTAATATATATGTGATATCAATCTACCAATGTTTATGGTTTTTTTTCGTCTGATGGAGTTTTTTCTCCGAATATGCGTATCCAATTTTTTGCATATTCTGACTTCGTCACGTTCATTGGTCTTGGGGTAGACCCCTTTCCGTTTTGCCCAGGCTTTCTACTTTGCTCTGCCACTGACCGACACGTCTTTCGGCAGCAACTCGTTCAATAGAGTACCGCAATTTGTGCATACATACACTTTAATTGGAACAATTTGATCCTTATCAGTGCCAACTAGTAGTTTACTCACTCTTTTAAACTTATAAGACTCTAGAAACAAATCTCCGTTACATTTGGTGCATAGGATATCTTTAAAGTCACTTGCATTTAATGCAGGTCGTCGGAGTGGTTGAGTGGTGCCGATATTATGTATATTTGACATTATTTAATTTTTATTTTAATTTTATGCTTTTTACCATCTGCAGTAGAATATACTGCATGAGTTGGTGTTATTGAAAATTTATTAAGTTTGAGTGTGTTAAGTTCATTGACGTAATAATTGCCACATCCTGGTTTTAAATATGCTATCGTAAAATGTGGATTGTATTTCGGAAACGAAGTCGTGTATGGTAGTTTTTTTAATGACTGATTCACTGAGTGTAAGTTATCTCCCATAACTTCGTATTTCAACACATCATAGGTGTCAGTTTTAAATAAAGATGGGTTGTGCATTATACAATTAGTAAACTCGTAAGTTTGTATGATGTCTGTAACTGCCTTTAACGTAACCTCTTCATGTAACCCATATAGCAATGTAGTATGGTGTTCATCTTCTTTACCATAAGAATTGCCTTTGTCTGAAATATATAAGTCAGATTGACTTATGAGATTATGTATTGGTTTGATTATGGTGGTTGCATTAAAGAATACCATTGCACATCCATAGTCATATGTCTGCTTACTATTTTCTCCGAGGATATTTTTTAATTTAATCATTTATATTTTTTGTATTTTGTTAAGAATTCTAATTTTGGCATTGATTCTAAATTTCCATTGGAATGTTTTACGATGTAGTCGTCCGACGTAACTAACAGGGCACCTGACGGATTCATAACTACCCAGTCAGTGAAGTCTGGTGTTGGCTTGTAGATGGAATGAATCCCACCCGAAGGCCGGCGACGTGCATCCATTAACCAATCAGGCCACTCGGACTCGTCGACCATTCTTGCTGCATTCATTTCGAATGCATCCAATATTGGCACCACTTCTACATATTGCGAGGTCATGATGATTTTTTATCTCGGACAGTCTCTTTCCAAACTGACTTTGGAATGTATGACCATCCGTCATTTGTCACAAGTTTATCAGCCAAATCGTCGGCCAGTCTCTTTATATTATCGTCTTTTTGAATTGTTTTCACAGGGTACCTATGTTTGTTATGTGTAAAATTGAATATTAACTATTTAGAGAATCGTTCGGTTAAGTTTACGATATCATGTAATAATAGATTGGCATTAATCTATTATTTCTAAGATTTTAATTATTAATGCCATTGCATTTATTTCCTGGTCTACTACGAACGAAGACTTGTATTGTGCGTCGTTTATTTCAATAATTAACGGTGCTACGTGTCCTTGTCCATACTCATCAATACGTTTATATAACGTATCAAATAACGAAACATAATCAGACATGCCCTCGTCCATCATCAACTGCCTAACCGATGCAAATCTATCCTTAATTGATTTCTTAGCAATTAGTATTTCAATGATAGCATCATCAAGTGCGTTTTGATTAAACGACAACCCACTTATATCAATAGCACCACTGTGTATTGATTGTTGCAACATACCCAAGGTCTTTCGTATGTCTGGATATGATTTATCTATAATGACTTTTAAATCACTTGGATTGAAAGTCAGTCCCTCCGTGTTGCATATCTTCGCAATGTGGATAGCAATCTCTCGCTTCGATGGTGGTTCTATCTTAAAGGACTGGCATCTACTTTGAATTGGGTCTATGACCTTCTCAACGTAGTTGCATGTTAATATGAATCGAGTCCTATCAGAAAATGTCTCCATTAAGTTTCTTAGCATTGCTTGGGCAAGTGGGTTCATTGCATCGCACTCATCGAGTACGACAATTTTCCACCTATGAAATCCAAGTGAACTAGCAAACCCCTTCACCTTAGTGCGAATGGTATCAACATTGCGTTCATCCGATGCATTTATGTAAATATAATCACAATCAATTGCACCCGTTAATATCTTAGAAGCCGAAGTTTTGCCAGTTCCTGGTTTACCGAAAAGGAGCAGGTGTGGTATTTCATCATTATCGATAAATGATTTTAGTTTATTCTTAACAACTTCGTTACCAATATATGTGTCGAATGTACTTGGTCGATATTTTTCTACAAATAAGTTATTCATTAGTTTTTTTATTTTTTATGGAAGCAGAATATTGGTTCATACTTATACCATTTAGTATTAAACTTGACTGTGTTTTTTACACTCGTAGACGAGGCATCTACTCCAATCATATTAGTCATAAGCATTTTATATTTACCTGTGTATACACCACCCAATGATTGAATGATATCAATCGAATCTTGTTCAAGTGGGTAGTATAAGTCTTTTCCGATTTTTATATCTGCAATATTCCACAGTATATATCTATCGGATGCTAGGTATTCATAAATAGTGGTGAGGGTTGGTCTTAAGAACTCATCCCGCCATGTGTCATATTGTCTAAAGTTATCCCACGATTGTCCTGTGTCTTTTTCACCATAACGTTCTCTATTAAAGTAGGGTGGTGAAGTGAATGCTAAATCTAGTTTACCTTTGTATTTTTGGAAAGAACTTTCTTGTGAAATTACTTCAGAACCTAAATTAAATATATCATAGGTGTTGTGACTCGTATCTTGTTTGAAGAATTTGGATAAGACCTCACCCCCATCAGTCAAACAGTTTTGATTATAGAAGTCTGCAACATATTCATATCGAGATATGCCAAGGTCGTCAATTAAGTTATCCGAATTTGGGTCGGTGCCTACGTAGTGAATTTTTCTACGTGAACTCATAGCACCTATTATGCGACCACCCCATCCAGCTGATGAGTCGTATATGGTTGCAACTTCGTCAGATTTAATATGATTGGTATGAGTTTCATACAACCATTTTGCCGTTAGTGCAGGAAAATTAACCGCAGGTTGCCCGCATGATAATTTAAATACTTGGTGTATCTTTGGAAATAGTGGAGTATCTTTCTCATACCACCTTATTAGATATGAGTAATGATTTACTTTCCCACTTTTTAAGGTCATTGTTGGTACAATCGAGTCGACATTTGATGTCTGTGAGTGAGTTAACCAACCATTGGAAACGCACGTACGTACTTCATCCGCAGTGAGTCTAAGACTCGAGGAATCGTCCGTAGACTTCTCCTTATGCTTTGCTATGAATATACCACAGTTAGACCACTCACCGTTGAATATACGACCTTCATGGACATCTTGGATGAAGTCAACTGGACTCTGTGCATTCCAAAATGGATTTTTATCACGGTCATGTACTAGTGTACGTGACCACGAGTACATAGCATCTCGACGAACGACTCGTTTCATTAAGTTAATAAATCTACCTTCCATCGCAGGATCGGCAAAGTAGTCGTATATAGAAAGTGCCGTATCGATGCTTTTACCTGTAGCAATTTTTGTTTTCATCATTGTAGGAAAAAACTGATTGACAGGGGAAGCATCTTTATTAAAGTTTTTCAATATACCAAGACTCGTCTCGTCGTCTGATTTATCTTTGCTCAAGAAGTCGCAGTTATTGTCTTTTAGTTTCTTAAGTGCTTTAATGATATTGGCCTCATCACGTCCAACCACAGGTGGGTTACCGTTCGTATCCCACTGGGTGACCATTTCATGTCGCAAATTTTTAACCCACACAACAAACTCAGCATCGGTCATGCTTAGTAACCGATGATATGTTATATTTGACTTAAAGTTGGTAAAGTTACCACGTTCGTAGAAATATTTTTGCATTGCGACTATGCTACTACAACGACCAGATAATAGTCGGATGTGTATGCACCTGACGTGAATTTGACACTTGCCAACCCACTTGTCGAAATGGCAAGGTGTGCACTCGTTGCATCTTTATTTGCCACTAAAATTTCTTTTAGGTACACTGCTGAGAATGAAATGGCACTTATGTCCGCAGGGCATTCGCAGTCAACGTCAATCGAAATTCTATTGGTGTTCGTCGATGAGTGTCCGATTACAATCTGACCTCTATTTTCGGCAAGTGGTACGAATGAAAAGTTTGTTTCTTCTGGTAGTGCATTCTTAGATTTAATAAATCTATTCGTAAATGCATCATCGAGTTTAATGGCAATATTAAACTCAGGTAACTTGCGAGTGGTTGGGGCGGTTGGTATGACTCTTGGATCTGCTAGTATGTAGTTAACTGAACTATGTGAGTCCTCAAGTGCAAGTGCAATCACTTGTCCATTGCTCTTTTTAACTCCAAACTCAATGTCGGTATTCAACACACTCAACATCTTAACTAACTTGGTTGTATCGTATATACCAAGTTCAATATCATCATGCTCAAACTCAGACCATGTAATATTACCAATAACTGTTTTGTCATCTGATATAAAGGACGTTGATAATACATCACCCTCTACTTTCCACATCACGGACTCAACTAGCCCACCTAGTGAATACTTCTGAATGAATGTATTTATACTATTCTTATCCATATCTTTACTTTTATTTATGTTTGTGTTTTAATTCGTCGTTTGTGATAAAACTCGTTTTGTGTGCGTGCGAGGTAATATAGTAATTAAATTAAGCTATTCAAAATTAGAATGAAAAGAACTGCGATGCAGTCTTATTCACATGTTTGTAACTATCCCAATTAAGTGCACTATAAAAGTCGTCTAGTTTATTCTCAAGAATACTTGAGAACATTTTATCTGAGTCCATGTATGAATTAATAAACTCAACAATAATATCAGGATCACCACTACCTTTAATACCCATAGACCGCAGTCCGTAAGAATTATCTTTCAGATAAATCCATACAATCTTCTCACCATTTTTAATAGGTGGATATTTTTTATTCAACTTTTTTAGTTTGATTAAATCATTGTAGTATATGGCAGCCTTGACGTGCGCAGGAGTTCCCTTTGCAGTATTACCAAACTGACCGTTGCCTTTGTACTTAGTGAGTCCTTTTACACCTGTTGGTTTGCATATATCTAATAGTGGCATGTTCTTTAAACCAGACTTAAAGGTATTGATCTTCACATCTACAACGTCTTTACCTACACCATCCAATAAATCATCAAGAATACCAGACATGAATATTTTAAATGCCTTTGGGAAGTCGGATCGTTTAACGTCCAACCCCTTGACATCTACTCTACTCTTAGTTACTCCGTTCTCCCAAATAATTTTTTGCACATATCGTTTCTTAGCAACCCAAATACCCCTACGAGCAATGTTTTCTTGCTTTATTTCAAATCTATGAGATTTTATGTTATAAACTTTAGTTGCTAACAAGTCGTATGAATCATTAATATACCGCTGAATTTCGGTTGCAACTCCAGAAATTTTATCACACATAGTAACTTCATCATCTATGTGAATCGCTGGGTATCTTTTTCTAATGAGTGGTACTGCTGATAGAAATACAGAGTCTGTGTCCACGTAAATTACCCAATCATGGGTATGCGACTCTGTCTTTTTTATTTGCGTTATTTTCATGCGGTGGTGCTAGCCATATTAGTTTCTATTAAAAATCCTGATACGATGTCGTCATCTAGACGAATAGAAGATCCTTCCACGAGCATGGTCGCATCACCACGAACAATAGTATATTCTACATTACTAAATAAATAAACATCACCCGTGTCGGTTGATACCGTGATACGAGACCCCATCTCTTTGTTGTAGTAATAATTTGCAGCATTGGACGAAGATTTGATAATTTGCTGACCTACTGCAGTTACTGCAAGTGCATTATCTAAATCAAAGAATCTAAAAGACTTAAGACCCAATACTCCGTAGATACTATTAAGAAGTACTTTCTGAATTAACTGTCGTTGTTTATAAAATCTATATTTATCATCATCTCCCTCATTACCATACTTGGTCATCAATGTCTTATATTCACTACGTAAGTCAAACCAATCTTTTAAAATGGATGGTAGTACTCCTGCGACATCGGTTCTATAAATGATACCATTGAATGAAATAGAGTGTTGAGTTTCTTCAAGCATTTGTGCAAACTCGTCACATGTCAATTCAATAGTGTCACCTGACTCAAACATAGTCACGGATAACGTATCAACAGTTCGTTTATTATACGCAACGAAATCCCAATTCGCAACCTTTGCAAACTTCGTCTCAGGACTTATATTCAATGACATGATAATTGACGGATACATAGATGTCAAATCTAAATCATATATGTAATCATATCTACCAGGAACAGGCTCCTTAACAAAAGCACCTGCGAATCCACCATCACCCTCACCATCCTCGAGTTCAGGCTTGTTAGTTGCAACTCGCTTGCCATTACGTCTCAGATAGCACAGAATGGCACCTTCAATCCACTTGGATGATTGATATATACTTTCATATGGCACGTGTCCGATATGGCATATATCGACCGATAAATCAATTAATTTAAGTTTGTCTTCGAACTCCTTAACAATCTTAACATCGACTAAGTTATATTCAATAAATTTTCTAATGTCATTTCGTTTCAAGTCGTCGAGAGTTCCCTCATACTCAATCTTACCATATCCTAGTTCATACTCACCCACCGCATCGAGTCTATAACTCGAAAGTTGTGTAAATGTAAACTGCTTATATAACGTGATATAATCTAAGCAACTAACACCTGCAATGAAAAACTTCTCTTTTCTAGGATTCCACTTCACACGATTGATTGGTGATAGTTGGTTCGCTGTTGCTGCACTAAATACAGTCTTTATTCTATTGTATAGGTATGGTATATCAAAGAAATCAATGTTCCAACCTGTAACTATTGTTGGGTTACATTCCTTCCACTTGTTCAAGAACTTTGCAAGTAAATCTCGTTCCGAGTTGCATATAAATAACTTATAGTCATCGGATGAATCAGTGGATGTCAATTCATCATTTTCATCTAATATATAGACACCCCACTCATCCGTCGTCTGATCGAAATATGCAATGGACGTAATTGGATTGTTGCCGATTAGTGGATCTGGCAAATCTTCTTCTTCCATCGAAACCTCGATATCAAAGTAAAATTTATTCTGCCACTTAGGTGGTTCGTCTGATGCTCCGTATAATTCAACTAACAGTGCAGTTTCAGGTGACACATCCGACTCATATGTCTCATCATGTCGGGAAAACCATTCCGTTTTTCTTACAGGTACTCCTGTGAGTGTTTTATAATCTCCGTCCGCATCTGGAACAAACGCAGTTCGTTTCCATTCAAATGTATTATGTCCGTGCTCGTCGTCCCATAAGTCTACTTGGTATTTATTATAATCAATACTTTTTAAGGAAATGTTTTGGTATGCCATTTTTTATCTATTATTTTTTTTCAAATATCCATATTGGTTCACAGAACCTCATATCTTTAGTTTCGTCTGCTTTCACAAGACTACTATCGCTGAAGTCTGTGGTCTTAGCTGTACCACTGCCTCCATTGTTAGGTCGTTTTGCCATCTCCATCCCAATACACCCACGATATATAAGTCCTTGACTGGTTAAGTAATCATTCATTGGATTTGTTATTTCCAACCATCGTTTACCACCACCTGACGATGAGGTGTATACATCTGCAATATTTATTGCAATAGTACCACCTGACTTAACCGTTGGTATAATTTTACCCAATACTTTATGTAAAAAGTTTTCATTCCAATCTTCAATTTTTTTATAACGTACCCAACTCTGTGTATCATCGTATGAATATCGTTCCACAGAAAAGTAGGGTGGTGATGTGTATACTACGTCAAAATAATCTACATATGGGGAAAAATCAAAGTCTTCGGCAGGTGATTCAAAAAAATCAACCTTCTTTTCATTCTCAAAAAATCCAGTATGTGACTCATAAAAGTCAGACTGCTTTTTATACAATGCATGGTTCTCTGTTCGAGGGTCTATACCGACGTAGTGTTTAGTGGTCATTGCACTATAAAATCCTGCGAGTCTATCACCCCACCCCATACTAAAGTCTAATACGGTTTCGGCATTCATCATTTCATAAAATATCTTGGCAACGTTTGGTTTAAACTGTGCACAAATATATTTACGCAACCCAATCATGGTTCGCAACTCACGTTTACCAATAGAGGGTAGTTTAAGTGAATAGGCAGACCCCATGAGTGAGGTCATGAATTGTTTATTATTCCAGGTGCGTAACGGGCCTGGTGATACCGATCCATCGACACTCCATCGGTTTTCTTGTTGAAAATAATTGGAAGATAGATTACCCACATTGAGTCTACCAAAGTATAACTGCTTTCCATCATATTCGAACGAATACGTACTATCAGCAGACTTCCGTGGAAACCACTCACCCTCATTGAGAACCTCATTCCATCGAATACCTTTCAGTTTCATAAAGTCTACGTAAGCATCATGTTCAGTAATATCAGCGTATGGTAATGGATATTCCATCAAAACAGATGCCATTGCGTCTTTTACTTCATCTTTATCATATGTTTCTTTTATATAAGACCACTCGTCTTCTTCTATATAAAAGTACGGTTTCATTCCTTTAAACTTATTAAAATAAGTCTTTACATCAATCATATGTCTGTTCTGAATGTTGCATCTCTCTCAACGCACGTGCTCATGTAATCTGCCCAATGTAGTATGTACTGTATATTAGACCTCAAGTAGCTATCTGGATTGAATACTTTGTAATACTTTACATTATCTTCATCAAACATACCATCGGTTAATTTTATACCAAAGTACTCATTTTCATTATACTTAATGCCGTATTCATTTAGTAGAAAAAATGTTCGATCGGTGTGAGTCATATAAGAATTTTCTGGATTTCTTTTATACATGTCACCACGATTTTTAATATGCCATTCACTATCATTTGGTATGTAGTGGGGGTGGTTACTATGTCCTAGTTTACCTAAGTCATGGTGAAATGCAGCAAATAATAATTCTTCATCTGTGAAATTTATAAAACCACCAACCGACTCGTATAACTTTTTCATCTTCAACGAGTTCTTTACAACATTCATGACATGATCTATGTAACCACCGTCGTGTGCGTAATGAAAGTGAACATTACCTGATGCAGGTGATGTCATTAAGTTCATACCTAGTTCATTTTCTGAGTACATAAACAATAACCG